AAGCAGAACGTCTACAAAAAGAAGTATCAGCGCACGTACTTGCTACAGTAGTTGCTAACCCAAAAGAGTTTGAACGACTTCTTATTGCAGCCCGTGATGGGGCAACACCCACAGCGCAAGAAATAGCAGCAAAGATTGCTTCTGAAACTGCAAATCTATCTTTACTAGGTACACGATATGAGTTCCGTGTTCAGGAAGAAGACATCTTTGGTGAAGAGGATGCGTACATGTATGACAGGGACATGATGCAGCTATTTGGTCTGACTGAATAAAGAAAAAACCCCCTAGAAAACTAGGGGGCTTCTACTAAACTTGAAAGGGCAGTGACCAAACCGCCAATTCACTTATAGTATAGACAATCTAAGCCTCTGGGTCAACGGCCTGGGGGCTTTTTTCTTCTTTAGGCTGACGTTCAAATACATTGATGTCGAAAATGCTTTTATTAAGCATCCAATGCATTGCCGCCACGTTGTTAAGGCTAGAATTAATGGTTACACCACCGTTTTCTGTTAGCCCAAGGATCATTACGGCCTCAAGGGATTGCTTCTGTGCGTCTTCAAACGCTTTTTCTACTGCTTCAGTCATATTAACTCCTAGATTGTACTGACGAAGATTAATTTGTCCTTCGGTACATCGAAGAACTTTTCCCCAAAGCGAATTTTCACATTGGGAACCTCTACGCACGGCGCACTTAATACAGCCTGCCTGTTTACGAGGGCTGCGTGTGTCATGCTATTATTAAAAACCATGAACTGCGTAGGCTTACTTAGAAACTTGCCTTTGCGAACAGGAATGTGCAGCGTATCGTATTTAAACTTAACGCCATGCCACGGACGTTTAACTTCAACCTCACAGTAAAAGGTACGATCCCCTTTGCTGCATATTAAGTCTACGCCGTATTCATTTTCATTGTCTGTGCAATAGAAACCATTACGAAACCAAAACTTCTTGGCTTTCTCACGGGCTTTTGCATCAAACTTATCGAAATCGTCACGCTGAAACTCTTTGTACATTTCGACTCCTATTCTCAAAGTAGGCTACGTTGAAACCACGATGCCATTCCTTGTAGTAAAGTGATTTGGGCCTGTACCCACAGACCAGTTGCCCAGAGAAGAAGGCTTGGTAGCCTTCCTCATAGGGTGTTTGCTTTAAGCTGAGATGTCTACGATCTCGCATACGTCACCAGTGCAGGCGAAAGTCTGTGAAGACTTCGTCCCATCCTCTTTTTCAAACTCTGCAAGTTTTGCCCAATCGATCTTAGCAGGCATAAGCTTACTCATTTCTTCGTAGTCTGTTTTGCCGCATTCCTGATAAGGGGCTTGCTGATAGGTATGTTCGTTGTAAGGCAAGAAGCTTACACCAGACATTTCATCAAAGTGTTCGTACACGAATGCACCCACTTCCATCCATTCATCAGCCTTAACATTGATCGTTACTGATGGCTTGTGTTCGCACCAATGACGTTGATACGCCAACCACATATTTAACTGATCAATTGCAGACATATCTGCAGTCACCACAGAGCCTTCTGGTGCCTTAACAGGGAAGCTAAACACTGTCGTCTGGTCAGGCTTAAATGCTTCTGGTTCATTCGGGATACCTTGATCAATCATGAACTGTGTTAGAGGGTCTTTGTTATCACCACGAACTGTACGGATATAGTAGGGGCTGTGACGGGCATGTATCCCACTCGCACTGTTAGTAAGTTGGGAGACTGTCCCACTTGGCTTGACACAACTTATAGCTGCAGACTGTTCAATCCCAAGGCGATCAGCCCATTCCTTGTTTGTGTCGATTGCGCATTGCTTCAACTCTTCAAGTAATGCATTCAGGTCACCTTCCTTACCATTGGTAAGCGTGTTGTCCATTATGCCCGTGAGTGACACACCCAACAGGCGTTCTTCGGCTGTATTTCGTTCCCACACTTTTCGCAGGTACGGGAACTTGGTGTACGTGGATTGTACTGTTCCCAGAATTGTTGCCAAACGGACTTTTCGTAGAAGAGATTTTTTATCATCTGAAGCACGGATTACTACCTCACTAAGGTTACAGAATTGGCCCCCAGTACCGACGATGGGGTTGCCGCTTTTTGGGTCAATCTTTGGGCCAGATAATATGATTTCGCTGCATGGATTAGTTCCCCATTCACGATTAGGATCACGCCGCCCATTCTTAGCTGCCTGCTTAGTTGCAGCCTGACGGTTGAAGATGCCCCGTTCACCTGATCCACTTTCAGCTAGGGCAGTCCACTCACGCAGGAAGGACATAGCGTCGGGCTTTTCTGTGTATGCCACAGAGTTATTCGCCAAGGCCATGTGAGGTGCATTCTTCCACCATTCGCCTGACTTAGCATGGCGCATACGATCATCTGATAGGTTAGACAGGCTGATCATTGCAGAACGGCGTACACCACCCACGACAACAATCTCACCGATCTTGCACATTAGGCTGTGGCATTCATATGACGACAGTTTGCGCCCTTTTGCCACCTTAAAGGTATCAATCGTGAAGTTGAACAAGTCTACTAGAGGTGCAGGGCCGCTTGCCCGTCCACCAAATGTCTTTAGACGTGCGCCTGCAGGACGGACTTTGCTTACATCCCATGTAGGGATTTCGCCTGCATATAGCATTGAGATTAGTAGGCGATATGCCTTTGCCCAACCTTCTTTGCTATCACGCACAACGATTGTTGTTTCGCTATCAAATAGCTGTTCAGGGATTTCTGGCAGATGTTTGATATACTGACGTTCACAACTAAAACCAACGCCTGTGCCACATAGCAGGATGAACATAGCTTCATCAAAAGCTTTTGGATCATCAATAGCCAAGTAGCTACAGTTATACATACAGGTATTATCACGGGCGGCTGCAAGGCCTGCAGTCATCATTGAACGCATAGAAGGCATTACTTCTAGGCTTAGAATAGCCTCGTCAATATCATTCACCACTTCGTAGTATTCTTCGCTTTCTGCGCCATCAATGACAGGAGAAATAATGTTGTCCATATAACGCTGTACTGTTTCATCCCACGTTTCACGACGCTGTTCATCTTCTAGCCAACGGGCGTAACGTGACGTGTGAATAAATGCCTGATAATCGGTTGGTAAATAGTTGTTCATTTTTTCCCTCAAACTAAGTCTGTTAAATCAGGGGCTTCGTAATGTGGCCCCTTTAGTACCTTCCCATCCTCACGGTAGATGGGCTTACCGTCGTCATCCAATTTCGACATGTTGGACGCATGAACTCTTCGGACTGCCTCGTCCAAATTCCAACCAAACGTGGCTGCATACCCGTAGGTCACATAAACAAGGTCGGCTAATTCTTTCAGTAGGTCTTCGGCCTCTACGGCTGACAGGACTTCTGCATATTCCTCTTTGACCAAAACAAGACGTAGAAGGTCTTTTTCTGTGTCTTTCATCCAGGGATGGTTAAGGGTCTGCCCATATATATTTGCAAAATGCTTAACCATCGTAAGAGGGGTACAGTTTAGATACGTGTTAGGATCACGCAGGCTTTCTTTACCTTCATCAAAGTATTCAAAGCCCACGATGTCTTCGTTGGTGATCATTGGTCTTCACCTTCCATGCTTTGGATCATGCGGTCCAAGTACCAACGTGCCTTCTTCAGGTCTTCTAGGCCGTTCTTATAGGGCCAACGCCAAAGGTACTTGAATGAGTTCTGCCAACAGTAAGCAACATGCGCAGAGACATCACTGTCCTCTACCATTGCTTCCATAGCATCGATGCATTCGATGCCTGCAGTGTTGTAATGTGGCGGCTGCTCCACCATGTCAGGGGTGACATAGGCATCCGCATTCAAACGGTTACGACTATGCATCAGTTCATCTTCTTTTTGTTGAAGGGAACTACCTTACGGTCTTCGATTGCCTTTAGCAGTTCTTCATCAGGCTCGAATTCAATCTCAGGACCGTCGCCTTCGATGTATTCTTTCACTATGCGTCCTAGCGCACCGTACATGCCTAGCATCTCATAGCCGTTGGTCAGGACCATGTTTAGGCCATTCAGTATGTCTAAATACGGCTCTGCTTCTTCCTCAGACCAATCGTCTGATAGGTTGTGCATGACTGTGACACCGAAGCCACCATCTTCTTCTAGATGTAGAATGATGCCCATAGAGTCTGTTGGTAGATCAGAGTATTTCATTTTAGTTTTCCAAGCAGTTCAAAAAAGTGATTTGCATCCACAACCGCCAACGGCTTTTGGCGATCTGCTTTGATAATGGCTATCGGGGTGGC